CTACCTACCTACCTACCTACCTACCTACAAAAAAATAAGGAGGATAAGTATTGGAAAAAACTAAATATAAAAAAATGTTCTCTCCATGAAAACGTTTACTTCTGATGAACAAGAACAGTTTTCGGAAACCAATTCTGTAGAACAGTGCTCGATATGACCGAATCCTGGGACGTCGATATGTTTGCGATCAAGTTCGTTTGCAGAAACATGGAATTCAGGAGTCGCAGTTGCAAATTGACTCTTTGAGAATTCAGATTCTTGTATTTTGCGTCTGCAGCCTGCAAACTCTTTGTGAACACTTCTGTTGCGCAATCGTAAGCCAGCCATGGCATTTTCTGTGCGACATGTCTCTGGTATGGAATGAGCACCTCGCGAAGAAACTGGACGAAGCTGTCGTTGCCGATGTTGTAAACTGCTACGCCGTTCAAATGGCAGAAAATATTTGACGCCAACTCCACGAGACCCTTGTAACTGCTTCCGGCGACCCAGAAACTTTCAGATGTACAAAGATTGTTCAATGAATCAAGCCAGTTATCTTTCACGAAGAAACAATCTGTTTCTAGCAAGAGAACGTGACTAGTTCCCATTTGCTGCGATAAATGCATCATCGTCATGTAGAACATGAGATTCGGACCGCTTCTGTACCCGAACTCAGGAATGGCTCCCGCGCAAATTTTCTCGTTGGTATCTCCTTGAATATAAACGTCTTCTTCATCGCTGAGCGAACACGTGAAAAATCTCAATGGGAATGGTAGATTCTGTGCAGTGACGGATTTGCGAATCTCTTCCTCCAGTGCGACCGGTGTCACCAGCCAAAATGTCAATTGTGCTGGATTGACAGAATTCGACACCGAACGCATAGAGAGTTTCTCGCAGAATTTCTCAAATCTTCCGTCCATCACTTCGTTTTTCGTGGTCAACAGAGCAATGTCTGTTATTACATCGGTCTTGCTCGACTTTGACACATTCTCGAAAACAAAAGATTCTAGAAACCGAGTTCGTAGATATTCTCCCCTGGCTCCATTCCAAATTTCAGCTTCCACCTGCCAACTCATGACGCAAAACGCACAAATATTTTCTCTTTACTGCGGGTACTGCACTATACGACAGACAAACATCTTCCTTTAAAAATTTTTTAAAAAAAGGTCGTTCTCTCTTCTACACAAGTCTATGAGACCTTAAACCCTTTACCGGGAAAAACTACTAGAATCGGCCACCGAGTGGAAAGAGTCGTCTTCAAAACTTTTAAAAAATTATTTTCAGAGGGAAGGGGTGAAAAAAAATGACTGCCTCTCTTCAACCTGCCCGTCATATTTTCTTTCTTATCTGGTGAATTATCGCTGTTGAGTTCGCCATGAAACTATCCATCGCCTCTTTGGTGCAAACATTTTGGATTCGTCGTCTCTTCTCGGCCATTTTGTATAATCTGTGCTCTTTTTTCATACGAGAGGATAACTGTCGTTTCCTAGGAGACGGCAGTTTCAGCGAAGTGCATGAAATATCCTTTGGTTTCAAGAAACGCGCTATGAAGAAAATTTTTGCGAGAGATTCGAGTACCACTTTGGACTTTCATCGCGAAATGGAGATTCTTCGTATGTGTTCGATTTCGGAGCATGTAGTATCGATCGTCTATTTCTCTTCGCTGAATGAAAATATGTACTGTATCATGGAACTCGCCGAAGGAGGAGATTTACACACTTTCCTCTTTTCCTCTGATCGCCGTTCGTGGGTGACGACCGAACAGCAGTTATTCATCGCCATGAGCGTCCTTTCTGCCATCGTAGACATACATGCACTTGGTGTCGTTCACCGAGACATCAAACTCGAAAATGTTCTTATCACTGGTGCGGGCAAACTGAAGCTTTGTGACTTTGGATTGTCCAAGATTCTTCTTCCGGGAGAGAAGTCGCGAACGGTATGTGGCTCGTTTCCTTATACCGCCCCCGAGATATCGAAAACGAGCATGCATGACGCTTGTGTCGATATGTGGTCGATCGGCATACTTCTTCTCATCGTCTTTTTCAAAAATCGAGGATTTGATTTTTTGGAAGACGACGCGATGCAACGGCAGAAGATCGCTGAGCTCATACGACGTGCAAGGATCCAAGAAAGAAATGATTTGTTCCATGTCAAAACTCCCTGTTCCATGGAGAGTCTCAAAGTTTCGCTCGTAAACTCTCTTTTGAAATACTACCCCGAAGAACGACTCGGATTTAGCGATCGCAACGAACTGCTCGCACATCCTTTGTTTCGCGAGCATCCTGAGATAAACTTGAAGAACTTTAAAGACACGAATTTTTTCCTGCTGTCTTGAAGTTTCTTTCTTGAGTATAATTTTACTGAACATGTCAGATTGCGAAAAATATTATAGATTTTCCATATTATAAATATAAAGAAAAATATTGTATTATATGAAAGTCTGACTTTTTTACTCTAAGCTCTTCGCAATCAAAATCTTAGAAAGCATATCTATGTTCGACGAGATACAATATTTACCTTTCTCAAAGAGAACGTTTTTGATTCGACGATTGTGTCTTGAGAAGAAAGCGGACACGAACCAGAATTCTTCACTTTGTTCAAAGACATGAAAATAGTGGTCAGGGGTAACATTGTAGAAAAACAAGGTGGCCCGAGCGTTGCAAGTTATATCGAGGGTGTGCAAAAATTCTTCGCGCATTGTCTTATAGATACTTGCGGGATGCAAGGATATGTTGGCCACAATACGTTGGTTCCTAGGAACGCACATAGGCAGCATCGGTGGACGCAGGCAAAAAAGATCACTTTCTTCTCTCCTCGTAAGAACGTCTTTGAAATTTATTTCTGAGGAAGCGTTTTGCTGCATTGCGACGCATACATTTTCTTTGTTGCCTTTATGTCCTTCGCGGCAACTGTCGCCATTGGCTGCACGAGTAGGTACGTGTAACTTGATGAGGAGAACATCTTCCATATGGTTTTTCGTTTCTTCGTCAAGAACGAGGTTGCAATAGAAAGAGAGGAAGGGCGTCTTGGAGACAATTGTCTGCAGAACCGTTCCTAGAAGGATTCCTACGCAAACGAGATCGACGTTGACCTCTTTCTCTTCAAAAACAAATGAAGGAACAGTAAAAGTAAGGGAGACGCGGTTGAAATCGGGAGAGCATAGCATATCAAACGACCAAGAATATTCACTCAACGCTCGATTCTCAGTGATGAAACAGTCCATGTCGAGGATTATGTTTTTCGTCTTCTCTTCGTCTTCTCTTCTATATTCAGTTTACGTTTCTTTTTAATTTCCCCCATCAAACGTTCTTGCTTTGCATCTTTTCCTGTGCAAGATACATAAATGATTCTATTCAATTGGAGGAAATGATTGTGTTTTTACGACAGTGATGTCATGTCAGGTCGCCGCACAAACTCCAAATTGGGGACATATATTATGATAAGAATACGTATGAAGAACTATGTAAAGATTTAAATTGATATGTAAAAAAATATATAAATATTTTTGTTAACGTAGAGATCATCATGCTCATCATACAACCATATGGTCGTTGTGGAAACAACATCATGCAGTTAATGAACTGTATCTACCTGAATCAAACAAAATACGGGCAATGTAAAATATGTTTAGTGGAATGGAAGGCAAATAACAAGTCAATTCTAGGTCTCTTTCCAGATTATTTGCATTTCGCTGAATTTGAGACGACGACCGTAGACATGGAGTACAAAGATATTTTTTGGGGAACACATGTGCCCCGTGCAGAAGGGGTACGAATCTTCAGGAATTACATCCAACCGTATATTGACGCGTCAGTGGAAAGATTTCAATTTCATGAGAACCGAGATATTGATTTTGAGAACGATTTGATTATCCATGTTCGATCCGGCGATATTTTTGAAGACGGGTTCGACTGCAATCATTATAAACAACCACCATATTCATTTTACAAACGAATTATCGAGTCACGATATTTTCCTCATATTTATATTCTAACCGAAGACGTTGAGAAAAAGAGACAGAATCCTGTTATTTCAAAACTACTGGAAAGTTTTAGAAACATCACTCTTCTTTGCAAAAACTCTTTGAAAACGGATTTCAAGATCATGTTGCAGAGCAAATATTTCGTCAATAGCAACAGTACCTTATGTCTCATTGTCAATAGTCTGTCATGTGGAAAGAAGATGATCTATCTATCGCATTGGTCATATGGATACCACGATTCTCCAGTGACTCGCATACAAGTAAATTATGGAGTCTTCTTCAAAGACAGGTTCGAACGAGACGATTTTCTATTGAATGGCTAATTACAACAGATCATTTTTCTTGTTCAGTGATTAAAATTTTTCACATGCTCGACTAATTGACTTTTTGCCGTCTCTAGTGCCCCCGATTTCAGTGGAGCATAGGAGGTAACATCTCCGACATTACATGTAGTTGAGTTTGTGATTAGCGCTTTCTTGAAAGTTTGCGTTTGTTAGATGCGGAAGGGCGGTCAATTTTACTCACATTTCTTTTCTTCCTTTCGTTCTTTTTCTTCCTTTTCTTCCTTTCGTTTCTCTCCGCCCGGATCTTCTCTTCTTTGCTTGTGTCTTCTTCAACGCATTTTGGTCATCGCCGACTTTCTTTGTAACTGGAAACACTTGATGCACCCACGATTTGAGAGTATCTATGTTACGTTCTCCTTCAAATTTCCCTTGATGGTCTTCCTTCTTGATTGCGTAGATATGCGGGAAACTATGTGGATTGTCTTTGAGAATGGATTTTGCTTCTTCCGTCAAAATTCCGATTTCAATATCGACGACGTGGATATCTTTCGAATATCCCTTGACGAACTCGACAAATTGTTTCCAAATTCCTTCATGTTTCATGAGTTCCACACAATGGTAACATTTTTTCCAGTGGATGAGAACGATAAGGTTTCCTTTTACTTTTTCTCGAAGTTCGTCGATGAGAATATTGGACATGGAAAAGCGAAGATGATGGGAAAAAAAAGTCAGCTTTAAACTAAAAGAGAGAAAATATTGCAACATGAAATCCAAAGAGAATAAAGAGGGGGCGGCAACATCAATGTCCATCAAGAAAGGGAAAAACGTGAAAGTGAGAGTGAGAGGCGAGAGTCAACGACCGCGAGCGAAGAGTGTGAATCTCAAATCAAAACGCGAGCGCTCTGCACGGAGAAGCCGGAATAAGATAGTTGTTGGCGATGTTTCTCAAAGAGCTGAAAAGGAGACGACGCCAGTGAAAAGAGTAGAAACTCTTCAAAGTGGCCAGGAAAAATTCATCAAATTGCTCGAGTGTGACGTCAACGAGAAGAAAGGCTTCGTCGCTGTTCATGGCACAGGCACGGGGAAAACGCGCACCGGAATGGTCATCGCTGCAAATTACCTCAAAGCAGGTAAAACTGTCATCGTCGTTGCCCCTGAAAAACTATTCAATGCATGGTCCGACGAACAGAGCAAGTACGATTTAGGAAAGATGGAACCCATGTACGTGGCTCAGCCAGAGATCGTCTCGACGCTGAGCAGGAAGAACCCTGCTGCTCTCGCTAGCTCGGTGATCATCGTTGACGAAGCTCATCTTCTCATCGACCTCTTTTTCTCGTCGGAGAAAGGTATGCTAAAAGACGATGACAACTTGAAACATGGCGATTTCAACAGCGACCAGCAGTTTCTTCTGGATTTAACGAATAGGAGCTTTCAGATGATTCTGCTGACAGCGACTCCGATTGTGCGGTCCATTCTAGATTTGCGGTGGATGTACAACATCGCAAAAGGTATTCCGCGTGATCCAGAGAAATCGAAAAGTTTAGATTTTCCGATCAATTGCAAGGATGCCATTCAAAAGTTCACGAAAGTCAATATGGTCTACTATACTCTGTCAAAATTATTGAATTTCATGCAATCGGAGACGATGCTCGTCATCTTGCAGAGAATGATGACGAACGCCGTCAACAAAAACTTTTCAATCGGATTTTATACGGACAGTGCGAACGTGTGTTATGTATTGATGAAGAACTTCTATGAAAAGAAAGATACCTTTCAGAACGACAGCTCGACTCGTGCATTCGCTCGCGCAAACAACAGTATTCAGCTTCTCAATATGTTTTACGAATGGAGCAAGAAAGTGGATTTCACAAGTTTTTCACAAAAGACGGAAGGAAAAACGTTTGATTGGGATGCTGCGAAGACCGCATTGACGACATCACTGAAACCTCTCTACTACTACGTCTTAATTTTCATTTTTCTTTCTCTGGCGACGATGATGTTGAACATGTTCATAGCGAAGAGAGGAGCCATAGGAGAACGAGAACTCTTTCTCACGCGAGACTTGAAAGAAGACGAATTAGCACGAGTTTTGAAATCTGTCTTTCATTTCGGCGTCATCGACGAGTCATTGAAAGCGGATCTTGGGTATCCGACGGAGAATTTCGACATTAGAATCTGCGACTACACTTCAAAGCAGCGTCTTCTCATTCTCAGGCTAATGGAGGGCAGACATACTGAAGAAGATAAGAAGAATCTAAACTTGGAAAAAATCGACGAAAGCAATCTCGAGTATGCAATTTTGAAGGTAGGAAACACGCCGGATCGGACGGCGGACGAGGCGAAAGGGACGAACACTTTTGCTGCTCCTTCTGCTCCTTCTGCTTCTAAAATGTTTCCAAAGAAATTCAATGAAATATTCGAGGAAGTTTCGCTGTTAGGGAAGCATAGCAAGGACAAACAACGAATCGTTTTCTATTCAAATTATGAAGATTGCATTCGAGATTTCAATCGGTTCCTCCTCACACGGCTTGCTACAACCTCTTCTTCTTCTTCTTCTTCTTCTTCTTCTTCTTCT